AATTTTTTCTGGATATTCATATCTATGATGATTTATCTTTTCATAGACTTTTTGCAAAAAGTCTGCATAAGAACGAATAAAAGTAGTAAAAGTTAGATTGCTATCTTTTATTGCTTGCAGAGATAATAAGACAACTTCAGAACGTGATTTTAACGGATTTGCTAGTCGCATATCCGCGTACCAGAATGACCATGCCGAACAATATCCCCAAGGTCCAATTTTTTGCTGTATTTGTTCTTTAAATTCATCATCTTCTTCTTGAATAGTTTGAAAACTGTTTAATGGACAAAAAGAAAGAGGATCGTAAACTGCTTTAACCATATCTTTATTGACATTTTTGTTAAATAACTTCGCAAGTTTTTCGTCGAGCATTGGTGTATCTTTACAAAACGGTGAATAATTTCCAAATCCATAAGGCTCGAAACGCTCCAACTCTTTCGTTACTGAATTGTAAATTAAAAAATTAGAATGATCTGCTTTTCCGTCTTCACAGTAAAAACCAAATGGTATAATAATAAATTCAGAACCTCTTAGACATTTTTTTATTGATGTCCATAAACCTTCCGGTATGATAAAATCTTTAGATATATCCGACCATCCCAAACTCACCTTATGAAATTCTTTTGTACGAAGAGATAAAGCTCTAGATGTTAATTTTCCAGAAGGAGTCAATAATCCAGTAGAAAATGCGACACAATGTTGTGGATACTTGTGCATTAAGTATAATATAGAAGTTAATTCCATAATAGCAGATCCTCTAAACCAAGTTTTATCGACCAATACTTTTGGTTTTATCATATGAAATTCTTTATCATGTGATTTAGTTGTTTGATACTTTAGTTTATATTTTGAAATTGTATTATCGTGTAAATTATTTGCAAGAAATCCTACCAGATCTAATTTCTGCATTTTATAATATCCATATCCTTTGAAATTTTCTTCTTTGGCTATTTCTCTGAGTTGCGACAATGTAAGTGTTTCTAAAAAGTCTCCCATGCTTTATTATTTATAAACTATTACATTATTTTAAAAAAATTAAATTAACAATTTTTAAAGAGGATTTATTATTTTAGTAAATAATAAATTTATACATATTAAGAGCTTTTCCTGACATATGCAGCAAAGACAGCTGCTGGATTATTGCTATTTTTCAATTGTTCACCGACCTTTGTCAAGAAAGATGAGTAAGAACGAATAAATTGAGTAAAAGAATAATTATTTTTTTTCAGTTTTTCTATGCCCATAGAGACAACTTCAGAACGAGACTTTTTGGGGTTAGACATACGAATATCAGCATACCAAGCAGACCATGCTACACAAAATCCTCCAATTTCTCCAATTTTTTTGTCGAATTCATTAGATTGAATTTTCTGAACATTAACTGCTGGACAAAAAGATAATGGGTCATAAACTTCTCTGATCATATCTTTATGTACATTATTGTTAAAAAGCTCTGCTAGTTTTTTCTCAAAATTTGGTATATTTAAGAAATTAGCCATTGGTTTTCCGTGCGGCTCAAATCGCTCAAGCACTTTTGTTCCTGCATTATATATCAAAAAATTAGCATGAGAAACACGTTTGCTTTTAACTAAACCATTAATACCTAAAGGCATTACAATAAATCGAGGTTTTCTCTTCAAGCAATCTTTTATTGAATCCCATAAACCTACTGGAATATAAAACATGTTTTCATTTGCACTCCAAGTCAAAGAAGTGTTGTTAAAACTCTTAACGTTAAAACCTTTTTGTGTTATTTTTCCAGATCCAGTCAATAAATCTTTTGGAATAGCTACACAATCTTTTGGGTGTCTATGCAATAAATAAATCATTGAAACTAAATCTTCCCATGAAGATCCTTTAAAATTAGTTTTTTCAACTATCGGATGTTTTAACATGTGAAAGCTTGAATTTCCGGAAGAAAGTGGTTTAGTTATGATTTTTTCTAACTCTGTGTACCCACCAATAAATACATTCATATTGAAAATAACAGGAAAATATTTGTATCCACCTGTTAAACTTGCCTTTTCTTTAAAAAATTCTTTCTTGTCTTCATCACGAACTTTTATTTGAGTGTATTTCAAACCAACGCTATCTAGAAGTTCTATAGCCTTTTTACAAGAATTACATCCGTCAATACTATAAATTTCCCAGTCTGGTTTATTTATTTTTTCATTTAATAAGGAATTAACAATCTTTTTACCAATATCTCCAGTTTTACTTACACATATTCCACTATTTGGGTTACAAATCTTAGAAGGAACACATATTTTATTCATACACTTGTCAATAACACCCGTCGGTTTAATTTGAGGTTTATTTTGAGGTATTATTTTTGGAGTTACATTATGATATCCAGTACTTGAGTTAATTAACGAGATTAGTTCTGCCTTACGCAGTTTATAATATCCAGATAAGTTTTTCAGTCTGGCTATTTCCAAAAGTTCTTTGACTGTAAAATTTTCAAGAGGTTTTGAGACAATACCATCTGGTATAACCTTAGGTATAACTTTAGGTGTAACTTTAGGTATTCCCATTTCTGAGTTGATTAACGAGATTAGTTCCGCCTTTCGCAGTTTAGAGTATCCCTTTAAGTTTTTCTGTCTAGCTATGTCCAAAAGTTCTTTAACTGTAAAATTTTCGAGAGGTTTTGACATATTTACTTAAATAGGCGAAAAAAAATATTACATTTAAAGAATTTTTATTTTAACATTCTTGTATATTGAAAAGTTATTTAATTAACGGTGCTAAGGAATCTTGATTAGACATATTTCTATAAAATATTGTATGTTCTACTTGACCACAAATATCCGGAACATCAAAATACACATCCAAAAATTAAGGATATTTTACTTTGATCAATTGATATCAGTCCTCCGCCTAAAAATAAATTTGCAACTCCGCTCAACGAAATGATAGTATTTGTTGTTATAGACATGACTATCGCACGAATACTATAACGTGAAAAAGCTTCTGTGTTCATCCAATTAAAACATTTAGATTGATCACACCAATTAGCAACCATCTCCTCTTCAGCTTTGTTCCATCTAACAGACTCCTTTTCAACATTATCTAAATTAAATGCCATTTTATATGTTCTCAATATTATTTATTGAGAATAACAGTTTCTATGATATAATTCCATTAATTATAAGATTTTTTTGTATAAAACCGTTGATATCTTCTATTTTTACTGTATAAGGTACTTCTATTAAAAGAATACCATTTTCTTTACATATTCTACGCTTCATATCATCTCTGTATTTTTGATTTAGGAATGCCTCTTTGTTTTTATGAAAAAAAGGTATGAACTTGTAGTGTTGGACTCCATTATATTCGACTGCTATTCCAAGTTCAGGATTATAACAATCAAGTTCTAAATTAAAATCTCCACCTGTAACAGGATTGCGTAAGAAATCAGGTCGTGCTTTATCAAAGCTTCTATTAAATATAAGTTGTAGAACACGTCTACATTCTATTTCACCTCTGCTATCTTTAGGTGGCGATCTAGATGTTTTATTACTTATTGTAGGTGTTGTTATTAAATATGATAAATAATCTTTCTTTGACCAAGTACCTTTTGAACCAGTAATCTTCTGATATAGACCAAAAAGAATAACAAATGTGATACAAAATCCAAGAGTTATTTCAAAACCGTGCTTGCCCCAAGTTTTTTTTAAGTTTGACAGCATTTTAGTTATTATCATCATTTTAAAAAATATAACAAAGACTATAATTAATCAAGGTCTTCGGCTCCTGTTTCATTTATATAAATAGAAATCTCTGATTTGCATACTGGGCATGTTGGTTTATACTTAGCCCACTCATTGATACACTTTGGATGGTAAACATGACCACAATCTAAAACAGAAACTTCTTCTTTCTTTTCGTATTTATCAGTGCATATAGAACACTCTTCATATTTTTTATCAGTAGTGTCATACGTTTGTGTTCCAACAAGGACAACCACGTTATCATTCCGGCGCAATTGAAGATCATTTTCGCTATTTTGTATTGCTATTCGAAGAGGGTCAAAATCTGAAATAAACATTGGCTCAAGTACATTCATCATATTAATTAATGCAAATAAAGCATCTGAGGCTGAGTCGAATTGCTCAAAAGTATTCAATTGTATCACGTCTTCATTTGTATGAACTCTGAATCTAATACGAGATGACATTCTTTATTTATATTCAGAAACAAATTTCTTAAATAACCGCTTTTTAGTTTTAGTAAAAAGGACTGTGATTCCAACCAAGATCTTCAAACAAGTCTTTACATATTTCATCGTGAAAGAATTTTCTATCTATGGTTTTGAGTATAATAAATTCTTCTTTCTTACATGGATGTTTGTGCCTGCGAAGTAATTGAAAGAGAACATACTGAGTATTAATAAAATTCTTTCGTTCAATATATTTATACTTCTTGTCATACAGATCGGTAAGTACGTCAAAGTCGTCAAGAAGTTGCTCTTCCAAATAAGATATGTCATCTGGTTTAATTCCAGTAAAGTTATAATGTATTAGATGTACATTTTCGTAATGTTTTGAGTAATTTAGTTCCTTAAGAAAAATAAGAACATGATTCTTTGTTACATTCGCAAATTTAACTTCTTTAGAAATTCCATCACCCTCATTCAGAAGATGATGTCTAGCAAACTGTATTTCTAAATCATCGTATATTTTTTGATGAATAGTGCTATTCTGTTTACCTTGATATTGATTTATACAATCCCGAAAGTGAACCTTTCTATCGTAAGTATATTTACTTGAAATATTAACTCTGTCAATATCTGTATAAGAGGAATTGTGTTTCATTACTGTTTGTCTAGCATAACATTTTGTACATATATAGGTATTGTTTTCTATCACTTCGAAATCTTTTTTATTAGAACAGTTAGTACAGGTAACTTGTTGTAGCTTATCATTCTCAAATTCTAGATTAACATACTTTGTCGCTGATTCCAAGTAAAGTTCGATTATGTTGTTCTTTTCTTTGTCCTTTTTAACAAGTTTTCCCATGAAACTAACTTTTACGGGTGTTTTTAAAATTTCTTTGTACTGTTCTATATAGGTAACAGTTTCCATAATATAAAAATGGTAGTTTCTTTGTGTTTTCAAATCATCAACATATTCTAGTAACTCAATATGAGCCTTTTCTAGACTGAGTCGTATCCTACGGCGAAGATTTTCGTTTTTCAACGATTCTTCTATTTCTTGCAACTTCTCCTCGTGATCTGGAAGTTTTAAGATCTCATCCTCGAAATTCTTACGTATATTGGCATCTATACTCAAAATATCTAGTTCGGACATAGCCTTTATTCGTTCTGTAGACTCATTTAAGCTCACATTTTTTTTTCATTTTAATATTTAAAGTATATATTTTGTTAAAAAAATGAAAAATTATCTTGCGCTAATATAAAACAATGTCTTCCATCTCTACTTCGAACGTAACTTCCGGGTTTATTGATCTCGCCACTTTTGACGAAATCGAAAAATACCTCTATGGTGGTCCCGATGCCACTGCTTATTTCGTTCGCGAAACGCGAAAGGCTACTTGGTTCACTCAGGTTCCTGTTGTTCTATCTCGTGCTGCTGGTTCTCCTGGTTTCGGCCAAGAGTGGTCGGTCTCTATTTCGCGTGCCGGTGATTACATGCTTCACACTTGGCTTCGTGTTACTGTCCCTGAAGTAACTAGTTCCAATATCAATACTATAAAGTTGCGTTGGACTCGAAACTTGATGCATAATCTTATCCGCGAGTGCTCTATTACGTTTAACGATCTGATTGCCGCTCGTTTTGACAATTATCATCTTGATTTCTGGTCGGCATTTACAGTGCCTGAGGGCAAGCGCAATGGTTACAAGAATATGATCGGGGATATCGATCAGCTAACTCAGCCGTCAAGCACTCTGCCGTCTGCAACTCTCAATCTACCGCTTCCTTTCTTTTACAGTCGAGACAGTGGTGTCGCTCTACCCACTGCTGCACTACCCTACAACGAGATGCGAATTAACTTTTACTTCCGTGACTGGAATCAACTTCTAATTTGGCAGTATGGTGATGGTGATCTTAACGAAGAAGGACGTAAAGTCGTTTCAACTGAACAGCTTAAGGGCGGTGTTCCTCCTGTTTTGGGTCAAACTCAAGTTTGGGCCAACTATGCAATTGTTTCCAATGATGAACGAAAACGTATGGCATGTGCCCCTCGTGATATTCTAATTGAACAAGTGCAGACAGCGCCTCGACAGTCGTTTACTCCGGCTACAAATCCTCAGCAGTCGTTTGACATCCGTTTCTCCCACGCGATTAAGGTTTTGTTCTTTGCTGTGCGCAATGCAACTTTTATCGCGGAAGGTTCGAACTACGTTACTACATCGCCTGTTCAGGATGGTACTACATTCAAAGTCGATTTCTCGCCTGACACCGGTGCTAATGACCCGATTAGCGTAACTTCTCTAATTTATGAGAATACCAATCGTCTTGCACAAATGGGTTCAGATTACTTTTCGTTAGTTAATCCTTATTATCACGCGCCCGTCATTCCAGCTGAGACTGGTTACCATTCTTACTCGTATTCTCTTGATTTCATTAGTCTAGATCCGATGGGATCTACGAACTACGGAAAGCTTACAAATGTGTCAATTGTACCGGAAGCTAGTGCAAGGGCTATTTTGTGCGCACAAGGACTTGGTGGTCCGGGTGGTGGTGGTATTCAGGTTGTTACCCCCACTACTTTCAAGCAGGTTTACGAATTTATCGTCACTGCCGTCAATAACAATATTATTAGGGTCAGTGGAGGAGCTTTAGGGTTCCCCGTTTTATAA